TTCTTGAGTTGCTGATTTTTTATAACTTAGTTTTTTAAATATTCCTGGTCTATCTTTCTCCTGTGAAATTACTTCTTTTACATCCTCAATGTGTCCTGCCCACTTAGATAAAGTGCCATAAATTTCCTCTACGTCCTTCCCTAACGCAACTGCTTTTTTCAGAGTGCTGTAGCAAACTGATGCGGCTGAAAGTGCTGTTATCGGGTCTATCATTATTCATCTAGTGTAGGCCAGCTATCCCAAGTTCGAGGGTCATTTTTACCGATAGTAGTGGGAACATCTCTCAAGGCTTGTCTATATGTAATCATAGCCGTACCTATGGCAGAGCCACTTTCTAACTTTTTTAAAACGTGCCAGTCTGTTTCTGCTAATTTCACGTTCCTCTCATTTCTTATATTTGACATCGTAGTATCTTTTTGAGTAGCTATTTCCGCATCCGTTAAGGATTCTACTCTAACTGTAACTACACAATCACCCTCTATGTAAGGAGGGGTAGAAACAAGTTTTTGTGTATTGGGGTCGTGAAACATTATATCGTTTACTCTTTTAAAACCCATCTGTGATAATTTGTTAAAACTAGGCTGTGCCGAAAACCACCGTGACCAATGTCCAATTTCGCCTATAGTTTCTCCTTGTACTTTTGCAATTAACATTTATATCTCCATTAAAATTCAGGAAAGTCCTCAGTTGGGACGGTTATAGTATCTTGAGTTACATCGTACCTACAAATTCCCTTAGTTACTCTGAAATTATCCATCCAACCAGGCATAGTATGTCCTAAAGTCCCATGACAACCTATTTTAAGATATGGGTGGGTTATATCATAATTTGAAGTATCTGTAACAAAGAGTTTTTTCTGACCGTTCCAAAACAAAACTAAGTTATTAGAAGATAGCGTAGCATCACGACACACAGCAAAGTGATACCAAGGTGCTCTAGTATCGCTATAATCTTTTCTATGATATCCCGGTCTATCTTCAAGAGGGCCGAAGTCTGATTCAGCTTGTATGGTGTTATAGGTATGTCCCGCAGTATTTCCTGCTAACAGTTCTGGTTGCCCTGCTGTGCTTTCGGTTATATTACTTCCGTCAGTATTATATGTCAGTTGGAAAGAACTATTTATATTCAACTTTAAACCTAAACCGTTAGCTGTGTTGTTAAACGAGTCTCCTCTATTAATAATATGAAAAATACCTAAATGTTGTTGACCTGTAGTAACTATTGCCGCCTTAACATCAGGGTAATGGAGGTTCCCAGTCGCAGGTCTATATATCTGTTCAAACTTAACAAAACCTTCGATTGTAAATGAGCAACGCTCCATACAGTTATTTACATCTAACGGTGTAGATAAATGGTCAACTCCATTATCTACAAAATACATACATCTATTACCAAATCTTGCTGGAATATTGTTTGCAGATTGAGCGTTACCCCATGTTTGTACGTTGTTTGTACCTTTGACATTTGGTAGTGCCGCCCCTTCAGCACCTAAGTGAAACTGAGAATTTAAGTCTACTTCTCTAGGTTTCGTAGGAACTTCACAAGTGGCTTTTGAAGCGGGGAATGTATTTTTACCTTTAATGTATCTCATATCCATGACATACCCTCTGATACCACCGTAGCTAGTACCATCTAAAGACCAGAACCATCTATTTTGTGTTCCTCCAGCCTCTCCCATGTGCATAATGTCCACTCTACTAGTGGTTATATCTACATTTTTTCCAAACGTAAGGTGGTCAGAATTATTATACTGTCGTAAAGGCCATGTCGTTGATTCATAAACCCTAGTGCCATTTAAGTACATAGAGAATCTTGATACAGTTCCATTATTACCAGAGGTGCTTGTAGCAGGACTATGTTGTTCTTTTTGAACAACCAAATGATTCCATGTAAATGGGTGAACAGTATTTTCTGGTACATCTGTTACGTTAGTAATATAATTACCTCCAGTACCATGAGTGTAGAAATATGGTCTTCCACCTTTTATAACTGAGTCAGAAGTATAATTATTTCCTTCGTGATATAACCAACACTCCAATGTGAAGTTCGCTCTTTCTGGTTCCATCTGTGTATCTAAATCTTCTACAAACCAACTTTTATTAGCGTTTGGAGTAAATTGAGTATTGGCGTCGTGATTATTTCTCATATACCAACTAGCGCCATGAACCTTCGGGTCATAAGTATCTACAGGAGGAGTGAAAGGACTTAAAGGATTTACTTGCGGTGAACCATAAGGAAACGCAAATGTTGAGTTATTACTACTTGAGTCCGTCCATCTGTAATTATTCAAACAAAGCAAAGTAGTATTAGCATCGTCAACAAATGGTTTTTCTGGTTTGTTAAAACCTTCAGTATACCTTGTAGAGTTTGAAACTCGTAAATTACTAATATAACCTGTAAAGCCTTGATAATTTCTTTGAGCGTATTCCCCCATAGCAATTCTAGGTACACCACCATTTTGTGTAGAAGTTGCGCCATATGTTCCTGACGCTACCTGCACACCGTCAATAAAGAGTTTTAAATTTCCTGAGCCTGGTGCGTTTGATATAGCAACGTGATACCAAGGCCCAAATTTTATTGCATTAGCCGCAGATTCTACAGTTACATGAGCCGCAGTAGTATCGCTATAGTATATAAACCTTAATTTGCCGTCAGTAGTAACTCCTAACCCCTTACCGATATTAGAACCTAAACCTTTAGCAAATATATAATTAAACTGGTCACCAGTATCGCTTGAAGAAATAGACGGAGCGGTATACATAATAAATGCTTCTACTGTAAATGTATCGTTTTCGTTTGTTCCGTCAAATACGGTGCTATTAGATTCTTTTGTAATATCTAAATAAGAGTTTTGTCTAAAATAACCAGACCAATAACCAAACGGTTTTATGAAAGGGGTAAATCTTCCTATACCGCATTGCAGGGATTGATTACCACCATTAGCGCCTATCCTAACTCGCCTTTGGTACGGAGACTTATCGAGAATACCTCTTTGTCTATTTTTGTTTTGAGATTGAAAAGTAAGAACTACTGTAGAAGTCCCATCAGCCGTAGTCTGCGTATGAGCATTTGCAGGGTTCAAACCTTGGTATGTAGTATATGGTGAGGAGGGCAGATATATAGAATCAGCCGACACGTTATACACAGAATGTCCTCTAACATATCTAAAGTTAGAAACTTTTACGTTATTTGAATTAGCGTTTCCGTCTGAATTAGGGAAATAAGCGTTTCTAGCTAAAGGAGTTGATGGGTTTGCGTTATTATTTGGTGCTCCAAAAGCAAAACCATGTCTTAAATATGCCGCATTGTAACTGTTATTTGTAGGTGAATATAAATCAGAGTGTGTATAGTTTAAATTTTTACCGTTGAAAAATATTCCATAATTTGCGTTACTTTGACCAGGTAACGGTTTTCCTCTACAAACTACAATATGATTCCATTGTCCTATATCTATAGGAGCATTAAAACGTATGTCGGTTTGCCACATATCTTGGTTAAAGAGATAATTCGGTGCGCCATCATATATCAAAGCAAAATTAGGATTACCTGCTGTGTCGTGTATACGACAAACTAAATTTCTGGAACTAGGGTTAGTAGTATTGAACGCACCAAATAAACCGATTGGGTTTCTCGCACCTACTCCTGTACCTCTTTCCCATTTCCACCACCCCTCAAAGCAGAAAGCCTCTCTAGCAGAAAACATAAATGCTTTTGACCTATCGCTTTGATAAAGACCTGTATCCATGCCGGAATAAAATCTATAGCGACCGCCTTCTCCGCCTTCTTCATAGTAAGGAAAATGTTCTGAACCGTAATTATGTGTTTCTGATTTAGGTACATACCGTTTACCTATTTGTATTTTTCCTCCACGACCAGGAGCGCCCGCAGAATAATAATATAACCTCGGTGCTATATTAGTTAAAAAACCGCTAGGTATTGTTATACAAGTAAACGATGCAGACTGACCTGGAGTTCCTTCTGCGGAAACAAAATCAGTATACTCAACACCACCACCATGTACACCGTCTTCTGTTATAGAAAATGCAACTCGCTCTGATTGATTGCTTGCGTGTTGTTGGTCAAAGGTATATTTGAACCCTTCATACATCGTTATTGTTTCTCCAACAAAAGCACTTCCTACAGAGCCGAATTGAGATTCTAAACAATAACCCGTGCCATTAGCTACACCAGTAGCGCTTCCTAATTGAAGTGTAAAGGTTTGATTACCACCATGAAATGGACTTGTATTTTGACACATTGGAGCGTAATTAATATGGTCTTGCACAGGGTTTTTATTGTTACCTCGCCATATTCCCAACCAAGAATTACCTTTACCTCCAGTTAATGGTTCCCAATTAGATATTTCATGCGTAGGTGAGGCAGTTACTTTTTCTCCGTCTTTGTATTCAAAACCTTGTGTAAAACCACTTGAATTATTTTTCATCTGAGCGCTTCCTAAACCTAAATAGGTGCAAGAACTAGCGCCCTGTGAATCTGGAGTTAATCTATCAAACGGTGGGTCAAAACAATGTGTGCCTACCACAGAGGCAGATGTCACATAATCTGCGGGTACAGATTTACATACTCTCATGTTAGACATTAAACCTCTATAGTAGTAGCTACCTCCAGCACCTAATGCGTCACCGACTGACATAGTGTAATCTGTGTAGTAACCTCCCCAACAGTTTTGGTTTGCGGCTATAGTGTTCGTAGCGGCTAACATCCCATTTATAAAAAGTCTAAACCTAGAATTACTGCCTTCACGATTATCACGAGTTATTAAAACGTGAACCCAACCTCTACCCCTATGAGGCAGAGCAGAAGTTAAAAAAGGTGTAGTTATAGTTGCGTTATGCCTATGCCAACTAAAACATATTCTTCTATTGCTATTTATCTCATCGAACAAAGCCCATGAAGATTGGTTAGTGTCAGATGTGTAACCTAGACTTGTATAACCGCAAGCGATAATATGATTAACCGCTGTTTCAGCTTCTCCTGGTTCTGTTTTTATAAATACCTCTAGTGAACCCTCTGCACTACCCCAATATGAAGTAGCTTGATTATCTTGAGATGAGTACGCAAAATCAATGTCGGGTACTGTAATTGACCTAAAATACTCATTATAAAATTGATAAGAATAGTATCCGTCTTTTTCAAAAGGATTCTCTGGAGATGTTTTTTGGTCTTGTTGATTCGGAAAGTTTTTAGCATATTGAAAAATATAAGTATCTTTTGCAGACGGGCCTTGATTAGCTAAATGTCCCGTTCCAGCATTGTGATTTGATACATTAATAAATGCACCAGGTGCTCTAACATCATTATTAGCACCGTCAACATTTTCTGCTTGTATTAAAAAAGTAGTGTTAGGAGCATGAGCGTCTTTTTTTACTTGACCAGGCCACTCACCTCTTTGGTTTGCTTCAGCCACATCTTCAAGTTTCCAAACCCCAGAAGCATTATCTTTTGTAGGTAAGGTTCTTTTTGCTTTAACTATATTGCCTTTAAATCCCATGCTTATTCCTCAAGTAATTTCCAACTTTTATTAAACGCATCCCAAACATACATATTACCGTCATCAGGCATATCCACGGGTGGTTTCCATCTTTTGTTAGTTTCATCCCACACGAAAGACTCAAAAGGCTTTCCTGGAATATAAACATCATTCACGGTGTCGTATTTATAACCTATACCAGCATAGCGACCTCTATTATTAGAGTTATAAGATGTTTTTCTCCAAACACCCTGACCGCCTCTAAATTTTTTTAACCATTGTATTCCTAACTGTTCATTCTCTTGACCGTTTTTGTCAGTAACAACTTCGTCAGGAACTACAACAACTTCTACTACAACATTATTACTATCTAATCTAACAAAATGTGCCATTAATCTACCTTAAATGTTCCAGATGCTAAAAACGCATATTGTCTATGACCATTCGCATTTACTATTTCAGGAGACCCCGTAACTACAGCCGCAGGAAAATTATCTGGATATCTCACAATAAGTATTCCAGAACCACCGTTTCCAACGGATTCGTAATTTACATTATCAGGGAATCTATCGGCTCCTCCGCCACCACCTGTATTTGGTAGTCCGTCTGAGTGGTAATCAAATATAGCTCCTGTATTACCCGCAGTACCAAAACCCATATTTAATTTGTAAGTGCTAAAACCTCCGCCACCAACACCACCGCCGCCAAACGTGTTATTAGTTACATTTGCGGTAGTACATTCAACGCCTCCACCGCCTCCTCCAGCGTATATTCCATTTTCACCGTAGTATGTAACACCGTCTGCTTTTAAAAAAGTAGTGTTAGATTTTCCATCACCGCCTTGATACAAACCATCGGTACTCCCTGTTTCTCCTGCACCGCCGCCTCCACCAAGAGTTCCATTTATCGGTGAAACATTTGGTCTTCCATAATAGCCGCCACCGTGATTTCCAAATGCAGTCACGTTACCAACACCGCTCGGTGCTTCTTGAATACTACGACCCCCACGTTCGTGGGTTGCCCCAGTACCTCCTCCAGAGCCTCCGTTTCCAGCAAATGTATTATAATACCCGACTCCTCCGTCTCCACCTCCGAGAGCAACTAAACCAAAAGCCGATGTATTAGTGCCTGGTGCGGCAAAAAAATCGTCAGCAGAACCGCCCGCACCAATAAGAATTGTGTAAGTAACTCCTCTAGTTATTTTAAATGAGAAGTCAAGGGACTCAAGTACACCTCCCGCTCCGCCACCCCCACCTTGCGAATTACTTCCTGGGCCTCCCGAACCTCCACCACCGACCATAATAAATTGTATGCCTAGTTTTGGAGTTGGAAGATTTGTTGCGGAGACTTTTTGGGCGTAGTCGTTTAAAGTAAAAACACCACTAGCGCTAGTGGATGTTGTTTCAGGTTCAACAGAAGATAAAACTCCGCCTATGTATCTCACTTAATTTCTCCTTAAACAATACGTTCATAAGAAATCATACAAGTTAAATCAGCAGAAGCTCCAGCGCTAGCCTTTATAGAATCGTTTTCTTCTAAATAAAAACCAGTATTCTTATCAGTTACTACGACAGCCGCATCAGCAGGTACGCTAAGTGTAGAAACTATCGGTCTGTTATTAGAGCCATCATCATATTTAATAGTTACGTCTGCTGCATTTACACCATCTATGTTTGCAACTTGAATTACATTTATTTTATAGATAGTATTAGCGGACGCAGTTAATAGTGTAGCCTCTGATACGTCTAAAGCAAATGTCTGAGTTCTTCCTTGTATCTCAGTAGTATTTACTATGTTTGGATTTGCCATCTTTTACTCCTATTTAGCGAATACCATCGCAAACACTATCGCACTTGCTTTGGTTGAAATTGAGGTTGTG